TGCGCGCAAAGGGCGCATTTCGGATCAACTCACGCGACCGCTGCCGCAGCACGCGGCGCGAGCCAAGAGACGCCGCATCTGCATCAGTTGCCGGGCCTTTCATTCCCTTGACGCGGCGACCGTTTCCAGCCGCGTCATAGCTCATACTCAGAAGAACATTGGCCTTTGCGCGGGCCTCAATCCGATCCAATCCACGCCGGGGAGAAACCGCAAAGATCGCCCGATCAAGCATTGTGGCGTTACTGAAATGCTTCATGCGATCAAAGCCCCCGATCCGAACAATCAGGATAGCGCACCGGCATAAAGGTCGGGACATCAGCGGGCGCAAGATCCGCCTCAATCAGCCGCTGGATCCGTTCCAGCTCATTAAGCTCGCGGTACTGCACCATTTCCCCGGCGATCATCGCTTGTTTCAAACCACCCGCGATCATGGCCTTGATATTCGCACGATCCATTTCCGTATAAGTTGCCATTTTGACTACTCCAAATAGGCGATCCGCCGGGGCGCTCTGCGCGCCGGGGCTGGATCGGGGGCGGGCTCAGGCTCGCCAGGACCGGCAGGCACAACCGCGTGAGTGTTTTCCAGACCGCCAACGGCCCAGGCGGGCAGGTTGTCAGGATCTAACTTGAGCAAGCCCTTATGCTCCGCCAACGCCTGCGCGTAGCCGCTCAGGTCAATGCTTTCGTTTCGGGGCATGTTCGGGCGTTTCAACCACCCTTTGTCACCGCGCTTCTCAGCGGTGAATTCTTTCAACTTATCATCCGGCATCCACTGCCCAAGGATCAGCGACCCCGGCCCACCATCGGTACGGGCCAGACCGGCAAAGGTTGTGTCTTTGTGCTTGTCCGTAGCAATGTTCAAAAGCTTGATGTCGCGCGCCTGTTTGCCATCTGCGGCGCGGGTTGGCGCTCTGTACCACTGCCGCCCTTCGACCTTAAAACCGCCATGCCCACGGATCATGTAGAATTGCAGGGCCTCGCCATCTTTGCGCCGTGCCTGCCAAAATCTTGTTGCATTATCGGAAACGCCCGGCTTGCCGTGAAAGTCACACCCCAAGGCCATCGGGTGCAGCCCATATTCCTCACCCTCAACCAAATAGACCTTATGCAGCAGCGGGCGCAGGACTTCCCAGTCCTCAATGTACTTGGCTGGATCAAGCATCCGATCCTCACCATTCGCCGCCGCTGGCGGAGTGCGCAGGGCAAAGCGATCAATGATCGCCCGACGCCCATCAATGCCATAAGCCGTGGCTTGAACATCAAAGAAATGGGCCTGAACATCCACCGACAGGATCACAAATCGCGCCCAGCTTGGCGCAACGCCTTTTTCCATTGGCTTGCAGTTGGCGCGCAGTTCTTTGACCGTTAGCGCACCCTCATCAGTCATGGCGCGCGGCAAATAGGGCTGACCCAGATCTGTATTCACAACCGTTTGCAGTGAGTTTTCTTCACCACCAGCAGCCACAGATCTAAACGCGGTTTCGTACTTACTGACCAATCGTGCCCAAGAAGCAAAAGACGCCGCCGCACCATTAAGGTGATAGGATACCCGGTCAGATTTCAGCACATCGCCGCTATCCAGACGGGCACGCCCACCATCTGCGGTTTCGTGCAACCAATACCCAACCCGATTGAGCGCTACCTTTTGCTTGTGTTCAATCCAACAACCTTGCGGGCAGACCATAATAGCGGCCTCACCAGCCTCAGCCGGTGACAGTTTCTTGTCATATTTTAGCCGATCAAAATGCGGCTCAAATACCTCACCACATTCGGGGCAATCCCAATACCAATGCGCCCGCGTTCCGCCATTATACAATTCAAGGATCCCGGCGCAGGGCGGGGCCTCATGAGGCGTTTTCGCTTTCCAGTCCGCATCGGTTATCGGGTGGCCAGGCGATGCCTCAGCCGCTGCCATGCCGCGCGATCCCAGCGTTTCGGTACGCTTGGCACCCATCGTAAAGGGCGAACCCTCTTTGCCGATATTCAGGGCCATGCGGTCGATGTCAGTAAACAACACAACCCGCGCCGTATTGCCGGAAAGAAAGGTCTTGGTTGGCGGGCCGATTTCCACCTTAGCACCGCCAACAAATTTCTTACTCAGGATGTTTCGATCTGACCGGCCCCGGCCTTGCCGAGCGGCAAGCTTGGGACTATTTTCGATCATCGGTTTTAGTTCCTCATCAGACCAACGTTCGCCGGTGCCCTCAGTCATGTGGACTATCCGGCAGATCCCCGGATCACACAGGACCAAATGGCTAATGCTGCACAGCAACATGACCGTCTTTCCAGATCTCGCCGGGCCAGCAAATATCATTTCGCGATACCGGCGGGACGTCATCACGTCGGCAGGTTCATTCATGTAAGGCGTCACATTGCCATCAAAGCTCACCCAACGACCATTTGCGTTGACTTTCATGTATTCCTCAGCCGCCTTGATCACACCCATTCGGGTAGCAGGGGCAAGGGACGGTAACGCCCGCGCCAACACCGCCGAAGCGCTGGCATAGGGTGGCATAGGTGGCAGTTCGGTAATTTCACCCGCGCGCCGGTTTGGAATGATCACCATCAGAGAAGCTCCCCATCCAATGGATCGACAACCGATGTGTCAGCAGAGAGCCCCACAGCCTTGATTGCCGTGGCGACCGACTTTAGGATTTCGTCACCGTATGAAACAACCCGTTCGACATCTTCACCACCAAGGGCAAACTCACGTTCCAACCAGTCAGGCAGGCCATCCAGCCCAACCCGAAACTCTGAACAAACGAGGTCCAGAAGATCAACAATTTCGTCAACCTGCACCAACGACCCACGCCGTTCCGCAGCCTGCATCCAAACCAATTCAGCTTGCGCCAACTCGCGCATTTGGGCAGGGGTTAGCCCTGCCTTTTCGTCATTCTTTTTGACGCCCAGAAAAGCCATGCGCTGTTGCGCAACATAATCATCAGCCGCCTTTTTCTCAGCGGCAGCAGTAGCCTGCGTATTGCCATACCAAGCGCGGCAGGCGGTAGCGTTAAACTCATAGGCGCGCCCATTGCCGCCTTCATTCTCGCAAGGCATCCCCTTAGCGAGCCATTTGTTGATTGTGTTTTCAGACACGTTGAAAATTGACGCGATCTGTTGCCGGTTCAAAAGCGGATCCGGGCTGGCGACATTATCAGCGGTTGCGGTGATGTCAGACATATCAACCCCTTGCCGCCGGTGCCGGGGGGAACAACAACACCAACCTTAATCTGTACCCTGAGGATTTTTTAAACACACCAAAGACACGCGGCGTGAATTACCCGCATGTGGCAAAGGCCCAGGAAGGACCCAAAGCCTTATGATTACCCCTTAACGGGCGGTTTTGACTGCCAGCGCCAGATGGCGGGCGATGGCAGGTCCGATCTCTTGGCTTGCTTTGGTATGAGCGCGCGGCACGAATTTTAGGCGCGGCGAATAGCGCACGCTTGCCTTGTAGATCGCCAGCAGCTTGAGCCCCTTGCGCTTTCCAACTGTGCCAGTGGCACCGGACCGCGCCCCACCAGCTTTTGTGCGCCGCTTGCCGCGCTTGGGACGCTGCCAGACACCGGCCACACCCTTGACCGTGCCAGAGAAAACATCAGGCTTTGCCAGCGCTCGCTTGAGTGAGCCGCGCGGCATGTTGCCATACTTGTTGAGGCGGGCACCGACGGGAACAACAACCGCTTTGCCCTTGGCCCGACGCTTGCCGCCGGTTGCCTGCATTTCCAGATAGCCCGCCTGGATCCGCTTGAACCCAACAACGCCGGTCAACTTGCGCTTGGTTGCGCGCGCGACAAACATCCCGCGTTTCGTGAATGGTGCAGGCCGGTCAAGATCGCGGGCCAAGCTTGACTGCTCTGCCTCGCGGATCTGACCGGCCACGTCATTGATGCCGAGAGCCACAGCGAAAGGCAGTTGTGAAGCCGCAAGACTATTCAACCGCCGCTCTATTGCGCGCGTGTTAACGGACATTTCAAGCATGGCTAGAAGCCCTTTCCGGTTTACGCGGCAATACAAGGGCGCATCGCGCCCGGCACCAGATTGACCAAAGGCCATCCACTCAACGAAAACGCCCGCGGCCGAGGGACCGGCGCGGGCGTGACCTGAACGACACACCTTTAATCAACTGATGAACCTTATAAGGTGAAGTATCGTGCTTTGTCAAATCGCAGTGGGTGAGGTATCAACCGGATCCGCCAACGCGGCGGGCATCGGGCGAGACCAGGCCAAGCACGCGGGCCATATCTTCAAGACAATCCTCAGCCGCCGCGCGCAGCCGGGCAACATCGCGGCGCTGACCTGACCAGCCCGCACCGATCAAAACCGACTTCATATCCGCAGCATTAAGGCAGATGGCATCCATCAGTGTGCGGGCAGTGATAGCACGGCGAGTATGCGCGGCAGGACCGCGCCCCGGCATCAGCACTGTGCCAGCCCGCGCAAGAACCCCCTCAATTGCGGCAATGGTGGCCGCGTGCTCAATCCGGGTGGTCACGCCCCCGTCATTGGTGCCCGCGCCACCATCAACAGTTTCGCCGCCAGCCGAGGCCCCGGCAACCGATCCGATCTTTTCACAGGCATAGGCATACCGATCCGCCACGATGCGGCGCGCATCGCGCTCATCCATGCGGCCCAGCACCGCAGGCAACCGGCGGCGGGCCGTGCGAAATCCGGGGCGGGTGATTTCGACCAGCTCAGACTTTCCACCCAACGTCACCGCCAGGCGGGTTTCAGTAATCTCAACCAAATCCATAGCGGCACGGGCCGCGCCTGCTGGGGCACGCTCACCCATACCAACGCCGATCAGGGCCCGCCGCGCTGCATATGTTTTGATAATTCGCATATTGATCGCCTCAGCAATCCGCTTGGCCGCACCGTATGACATGCTCAATCCCTTGTTTTTGAAACTAGATCTTGCGTGCCTAGGGGCACACATCCAGCATATATAGGGTTTAGTTCACCTTAAAGGGTTTATTTCGGGACCATAGCACCTCCCAAGGGATCTGATAGGGACCACAGGTCACCTGCAAGTTTCAGTAACTCCGACCCACAAGCCGTTGTTTTTTCTGTACCTTATTTCCCGTTAGGGACCATAGGGACCATAGGGACTTAAATTCCCGTATACACACAGGAAGAAAGGACACGCAAAAACGCGCATACATACATGTAAGAGCTGACCTGCAAAATTTGGTCCCTATGGTCCCTACGGTCCCCTGATGTGCCCAACATGCTGTATTTATGAAGTAAAAACCCGAACCCCTGAATAATCACCGTCCCGTGCAAATCACGCCAAGTCCCTATGATCCCGAAGATCTGATAAATCGCTACCCTCTCTTCATACATTTAGGGGTTTTAGGGGTGATGAGGGT